AGCGCATAGACGCTAACTTCTAAAATCTCCTGCCACATCTCGAACTCAGTAATCATGCCCTTATCGCGTAAAGCGATAGTTTTAAGTACGCGTTCTTTATTCATAAACGGCTCGTTGCTCTGCCATTTTAAGTACGCCTAAATCGTAGAGTGCCTTGGCGCGGTCTGCTTCAGCCTTGATGTTTGCTGCTACTTGCTGCCGTTCCAGTTCTTGCTTTGCGCTCTGAACGAACAGAGCAGCGAAGTCAATCGCCATTTTTTTATCCTTTCGTTAGTGCCGTATTATACGGCAATTTGTATTTTTATTAAGTTATAGGTGGTTCTTTGATTATGGCTTAAGCCTACCATATAGGGCAGGGAAAGTCAATAGCAGGGCAATAGTGCCGTATTATACGGCAAGGGGCGGACAGCCGAAGTCAGTCGCACGCGGGCGGGGCGGCCGTTAAAAGTTTGTGTTGGTTTGTGTCGGAAAATTTCTCAGCAATTTCTCAGGATTCTCTCAGCCAGCTGGGGCTGATTTCGGACATGACGAAACCCCCGCCGATTTCTCGGCGAGGGCTTGGTCTGCCTAGATTATTTCTTGGCTAGTTTGCGATTCTGGCTAAGTGTGCCCATGATTACTTTCAATTCTGCTAGGGCAGGGGTTGAAATATCGGTGAAGGTTGCGGTGTTGATTTTATCGCCTTTGGTCAATTTCTTAAGTTCGGCAACGAAACCAATTACAAGCGCGTCTAGGCTTGGAACTTGAACCTCTACCGATTCGGATTCGGATTCGGATTCGGCCTTCTTGGCGTCTGAAATCTCCTTAATGGTTGGGAGATTTTCGTCTAATTCGGCAAGGGTTGAAAGTTCGACATCGAACCCTGAACGCTTGGCGCGTGTCGCGACCGATAGCAATTTGGCAACAGTTACGCCATCGCGCCCGTTCATCAAGATTTCGCACGCGGTTGGGATAATTTCGGCGTGTGAAGGCTTAACGGCAACCAGCGGGTTGATTCCAACCTGCTCGATTGCTGCCCGATATTCGCGGCCTGAGATAATTTGCGCTGCCATAAGTTCGCCAACCAACATGATGAAATCTAAACCCGCGCCATTAAGGTCATTGGTTTGAACTGTGATGTTTTGGTAAGCGGTAACGATTTGGGAATTAATTGCTACTGGTGCTTGAACCTTGCTTGATTTTTTAGCGGTCATTTTTTTTCCATTTCTAAGCGTAATTATTGGGGATTTTCCCCAACAAGAGAATTGAACCATTTTTCGGAACGATAGTCAAATCCAACATGGGCGTGTCGCGAATTATTTTTTCCCTGCCGTATTATACGGCAAGCTGGGACATAAGGGGCATTTCTGACTTAACGGGCTAATCATATCATTTTGGTACAAGAAGGGCAATAGCGACAAGGTGGGCAAATCGGACATTGGATTGGTGCTGTGTCGTGGGTCACACTTTCCCTGTACCCAATGACTCGAACATCTGTTCGAATTATATTTATTTGTTGGCTGGGAGAAATCTGAGTGTTCCCTGAGAATTGTCTGGGTGGATAGTAACCCAATAAGCAAATGTCGATTTATCGATTTGTCGACAATTCAGTTCGATTGATTTGACCCTAGGGTTTATTAATAGGGCGCGCGTACTATATATATAGTCAATCAATAATTTTCTGTTATATTCCAGTGGGGGTAATATACACTAAAATGTGTACAAAGCGGACATTATCAGTATATTATACCCGAACGAAGTTCGGAATTGGGTGTTTGAACAGGTTATCTTATATGTATAGATTTTAATTAGTCGCTACGCTAAGGCTTCGCTCCTAATCTTAATTATAAATAATATATAATAATAATGGGATAGTTATGCCGTTTAACCCAACCGTTAATAAGGCGTTTTTAGGGGACTGTAATGGGACGTAAACCAGGGGTACAATCTGTACCTAAAGACGAAGCACAGGCAAAAGTCTTAACCCTATTGGAAAATGGGGCAACCATCACCGCTGCTATGGCAGCCGTCGGTCGTAACGATACTACCTTCCGTCAATGGTCAATGGTAGATTCAGACTTTAAGGACAAAGCCGACAAAGCACGCTTAACGGGCAAAGGGGTCAAGGCTGACCTATCAGAACTTAAGAACCTATCCTACCCCGAGTTCTCAACCCAATTTTTAGACACTACCCTCTTTGACCATCAACTTAACTGGCTAGACCTCATTGAAGGTGTTGAGCCAAGATGGCAACCGCCAGGTATGACCTATGAGCCTGGAGACCCCAAGCGTGTCCTTATCAATGTTCCTCCTGAACATGCTAAGTCGACAACCATCACTACCAACTATACCCTTTACACAATTGTAACAAATCCTAATGCCCGAGTCATTATTGTCTCAAAGACTCAAGGCATGGCCCGCAAGTTTCTTGGGGCTATCAAGACTAGGCTAAGTCACCCAGCCTATATGAAGTTACAGACCGCTTTTGGTCCTAACGGTGGCTACAAAGCAGATGCTACACAATGGTCTGCTGATATGATTTATCTAGGTACGGGACGCGATTCTGGCGAGAAAGACCCAACTGTCCAAGCCCTCGGGTTCGGTTCGCAGATTTATGGTGCTCGCGCAGACCTCATTATCCTAGATGACGTGGTGATGGGTTCTAATGCCCATGAGTGGGAGAAGCAAATTGAATGGCTTCAGAAGGAAGTAATCACCCGCCTGGGGCGGCATGGAAAACTGCTTATAGTAGGAACCCGTGTCGCGCCCATTGATTTATATAAGATGATACGAGATGGCAAGCAATGGACTGGTGGCAAGACCCCGTTTACTTACATGGGAATGCCAGCCGTATTAGAGTTTGATGAAGACCCCGAGAACTGGAAGACGCTTTGGCCCAAAACCAATATCCAGGAAAATGATATTGATGAGGTGTTAGATGATGGACTTTATCCGAAATGGGATGGACCCTCTTTATTTAAGCGTCGCTCTGAGGTCGCACCGTCAGTATGGGCTATGGTCTACCAGCAAGAAGATGTCGAGTCAGACTCAATCTTTGCCCCAGCCTGTGTCGCAGGTTCCGTCAACGGAATGCGCAAACGAGGACCTCTAAAGCCTGGAGTCCCTGGACACCCAAAGCATGTCGAAGGTTCTTACACTATTATTGGTCTTGACCCTGCTATGGCAGGTGCTACTGGTGCTGTTGTAGTTACTTACAATAAGGCAGATTCAAAAATTTACGTTTTAGATTGCGTCAATATGACCGAGCCCACACCAGCAAAGATTCAGTCACTCATTGAAGAATGGGTTGAGCGGTACCGTCCTCAAGAACTGCGTGTGGAAATTAACGCACACCAGAAGGCTTACGCCCTTGATGATAACCTACGAAACTTTTTAGCATCCTATGGGTGTCAGTTAAACTCACACTTCACTGGTAAGAATAAATGGGACACTTCTTTTGGTGTAGCATCTATGGCTACCTTGTTTGGAACTATTCGTGATGAACGATTCCAAGATAACAATATTATTGAATTGCCTTCTAACGAAGGTTCTGAAGGTTTAAAGACTTTGGTACAGGAACTAATTACCTGGAAGCCAGAGACTAAAAACCCAACCGACTGCGTAATGGCTCTTTGGTTTGCGATTATTCGCGTAAGAGAAATGATGCAACAATCCAGCAGAATGGGGCAATACGCACCCAATCGATGGGCAACAAGAGCACAAAAAGCACAGCGTGGTTCAATCCAATTGGATGAAGCCTTTGCTGAACAATGGAATGACTACTACTCATAGGAGAAATAAAATGGCAATGGCACCAAAACCAAAGAAAGCACTACTAAAAAAGCCAACAGGCGAATTTTCAAAACAAACTTCTGAATTTGCAAAAAATCTTGGAGGAGTTAAAAGATTTAATTTGACTCCTACAGAAGCACGCACTGCTGCTGGAAAATATCGTGACCTTGCAAAAAATATAAAAGGCGAAAATTTAGATGCAATGGGTCTTGCTATTGGCAAGGCAGTTGCGTTTGCAAAAAATCCACCTGCCAAAAAAATTAAATAATTCCCTTTAACTGTTAGGAAAACAAAATGCCAGTACCAGTTATAGTAGGAGCAGCAGCAGCAATTGCTGCGCGACTTGCAGCAAAGAAATTAGCGCCCCGTGTCGTAGGCGGCATTGTGGGTAAGGGCGCATCAAAAATAAATCCAGTGTATAAAGAAATTGGCGATAGTGTAAAAATTATCCCTGCTGGCTCAAAGCCACGCACCGCTAGCACTTCACAGTGGCAAGATGTGCTTAATAAGATGCCGTCTACATTCAAAAAGAAAAGTAATTAATTTCCCTTTAAGTTAGGACAACAATGGCATTATCAATGGAGCAGGTAGCCGCACGCGTTCAAGCGCTACGCTACCGCAACAACGAGCGCGACCAGCGCAACCTTGACGTCCTAGCAGTTCGCAAGGGTAAGATTGCTGAAGTATATCCTGACTTCTTTCCAGACGGAGTAAACGCAAATGTCGTGGCAAATTTTATTGACATTGTGGCTCGTGACCTATCCGAAGTTATGGCACCACTCCCAGCCGTCAACTGCTCTGCAGCGAACCAAGTTAGTGACCGCGCTCGCGGTTTCGCGGATAAGCGTACGCGGATTGCTTCTAACTATTTTTCTCATTCTGACCTTGCGGTACAAATGTACTCGGGAGCGGACTGGTACATAACATATGGTTTCGTTCCTTTCATTATTGAATTGGACGAAGAGAGCAAACTGCCTCGTATTCGCATAGAAAACCCACTGGGTGCTTACCCAGAATTCGACCGCTATGGACGATGCATCGCTTTTGCTAAAAGATATATGATGAGTCTTGGCGAATTAGTTTCACAATTCCCTGAGTATGAACGAGAGTTGCTTGGTGGCTACGGCTATAAGCAAGACCTCAATCACCAGGTTGAATTAATTCGCTACTATGACAAAGACCAATCACTTATCTATATCCCTTCTAAACAAGACCTAGTGCTATCAAAGGCTGCTAATCCTGTCGGTAAAATGATGGTTGTAGTAGCGCGTAAGCCATCTATTGATGGTGAACTACGTGGACAATTTGATGACATTCTAGGCATCCAACTTCTACGCAACCGCTTTGCGTTGCTTGCAATGGAAGCAGCAGAGAAATCTGTACAGGCTCCTATTGTATTACCTCAAGATGTACAAGAATTGCAACTGGGTGGAGATGCGGTTATCCGTACTTCTAACCCAGCAGGTGTACGCCGTGTAGAACTTTCTCTACCTCAAGGCGCATTCCAAGAATCTGCTTTACTTAATCAAGAACTTAGAGTTGGTGCACGTTATCCTGAGGGACGTACTGGAAACATCGATGCTTCGATTGTTACTGGTCAGGGTGTACAAGCACTTATGGGTGCATTCGATACCCAAGTTAAATCTGCTCAAGCAATCTTTGCTGCTGCGCTACGCGATGTAATTAGCATTTGCTTCC